TTTAGTGATGTAAAAGTAAATGACTTGGTTAAAAAACTTAAGGACAAAGATTTCCCCGAAGTACGTAAATGGGTTGTCAATAACCTGGACAACGATACTAGTGTACTTCTGCGTCGTATTTACGATGCTTGTTATGATTCCTTGGTTCCGAATACCATTCCTTCTGCTGTTCTTATTCTTGCTAAGTATCAGTATCAGATGGCGTTCGTGGCGGATCAAGAAATAAATATGATTGCTTGTTTGACTGAAATTATGTGTGAGTGTGAATTCAAATGAATGTAAAATTGCTGCGTATCGTTACTGGTGAAGAAGTTATTGCTGAACTTCTCTCTGAAGATACAGATACTATTACTGTAAAGAATGGTCTTGTTGTGATTCCTAATGCAAATGGTGTTGGATTTGCTCCCTGGGCAACAGTTATCAGCAAACAAAAACCTGAGGTTACTATCGATCGCAAATTTTTGGTTTACATTGTAGAATGTGATGTAGATGTTGTTGAGAAGTATGAAAGTATTTTCTCTCCAATTGAGAAACCTAGCAAAAAATTAATTCTATGAAAATACCGAACAGGAATATTCGTACCCAGAATAAAGAAAACTATTACTATTGGTTCTGGATCATAGCCATGATTGCCTTCATTGTCCCTCAGGTATTCACTGCCTGGGCTTACATAAATATTGTCAACATTATGAAAACTTGGAGTTTTTGATATGAATAAAGATGATTTGATGCACCTTAAAATTCAGGCAGCAATGAGAGAGCATAATCTTCCAGAGTCTGAGATTAAATATCTTGGAGAAGGAGAAGGAACCCATTGGTATCGTATTGCTGGTAAGCATAGTGTTCCAGTAAATATGATTGAAGGATTTGATCGTGTAGACAAGGAATGATATGGGTAAGAAGAAGAGACATCAAGTAAAATCTAGGTGGTATTACGTTTTCTGGGGTATCGCAACAATCTCAGTGGTGGCGGGGCAAATTTATGTGGGAAGTGGATATCATAGAATGGCATCAAAAATTAACTTGATTCTCGATGCTACAAATGATAGAATAGATAAACCAAAAGATCTGTATTGATGATAATATCAGAAAGTGATGCAAAGTGGTCTTCTGATGAGTTCATCAAATATTTTTCGCAGATGGGAAATATTGAAGACTATTTGCGATTTGTTAAAAAAGAAGTAATCAAGTCTACAAGTTCTCTTGCTCCACTTCATGATGAGTTCTTCAACGAAGATATTCATCCTGAGGATATGGAGTTTGATATTAAGTTTGTTGGTAGCAGATTTCCACAATCTATTCCTCAAGAACATTATGGCAATCTTTTGAGAGCGGTATCTTCTCATAATAATGAGTCTAATATTCCTGGACGGGAATTGCGTTGGATGATTTATGAGAAGAACACTAATAAGGTTCTTGGATTCATTCGTTTTGGTTCTCCGACCATCAACTCCAAACCAAGAAACTTATGGCTTGGTCAGGCACCTAATCTATCCATATTCAACCGTCATGCGGCGATGGGATTTGTGATCGTACCATCGCAACCATTTGGATACAACTATCTTGGAGGCAAACTCCTTGCTCTTCTATGCTGCTCTCACTTCGCTCGTGAGACGCTGAATGAGGTCTTTGAGAAAGACATTGCTCTCTTTGAAACTACGTCTCTCTACGGGTCTACCACAGATGCCTCACAGTATGATGGTCTCAGACCATTCATACGATATAAGGGTTTAACTGAGAGCAAGTTCTTACCTCTCCTTCACGATGAAGCATTTCATAAACTTCATGATCGCTTTACTATTCTGAATAATAACCAACCTCTAACTGATAAGAAAGCTTCATCTAAAAAGATGAAGCGTCAAACAAAGATGATTTCTATCACTCGCAAATCCTTGAAAGAGCATGGGTTTACTGATGAATTGGAGAACTTTGATTCTGTAATCAATACTGCCTTATCTTTGACTCAGAAGAAGAGAACTTACTTCTGTGAGTATGGATATTCAAATGTTCGTGAAGTAATTCTTGGAGAGCAGAAAGAACTTCTTCGTGGTCAAAACTGGGAGAAGCATGAACTTGATAATATCATCAAGTGGTGGAAGAAGAAAGCAACCAAGAGATATGAAAAACTGAAGACAGAAGGTCGGTTCAGGATCAAGGTAGAACTCTGGACAGATGATGNNGATGATGACATTCAAATTATTAGATAATGGAACTCAAAGACTGGCTTAACTCAATCAATTTCACCAAAGAAGACTACAGTGATAGTATAAAAGATTACCCTCCATATATAATTAACCGGTGCTTATCGGGACATATTGATTGTATATTGTTCGCTAACGAAATGAATCTTCACCATTCTTTAGATAAAGATATGCAATATTCTTTTTATCTAAATAGTTTGAGGAAGAAGAAGAGATTCTCTCCTTGGCTACGGAAGGATAAAGTTCAAGATTTGGAATGTATCAAAAAGTACTATGGATATAGTAATGAGAAAGCATCTCAAGCACTGAAAATCCTGACTAAAGAACAAATCAACTTTATTAAGAAACGCCTTGATATTGGAGGAATGAAATGAGTAACACCCCAGAACCAACCGTACAGTGGTCGCAGGACCAGATGGTTGAGATATTTTTAAGCGAACCAGACGACTTTCTGAAAGTCCGTGAAACTCTGACTCGGATCGGTGTTGCTTCACGGAAGGAGAAGAAACTCTATCAGTCTTGTCATATCCTTCATAAGCAAGGAAGGTATTTTATTGTTCACTTTAAGGAACTGTTTGCTCTGGACGGCAAACGTGCAAACCTGACACTAAATGATATTCAGAGACGCAATCGTATCGTCAAACTGATTTCTGACTGGGGATTGGTAACAGTTGCAAGTGAAGATGCAATCGTAGATATTGCTCCTCTGAATCAAATTAAAGTCCTGGCTTATAAAGATAAGGGTGAATGGATTTTAGAGCAAAAATATAACATTGGGAAGAAAACCAGACCACAAGAAGAAGGTTGATAAATAATAACGAGACCTTTCGTGCGGTCTCTACGAAAGTCGGAACACCCTATAAAGAGGTACGGTTTACACCTTGCCTCTTTTTTTGTTATCTGTTATAATTAATAATGTAGAAGGCGGGGTTCTAAAAGAACTCCTTCTACGCAAACCGGTTGCCTTCGGGGACCACAAAACACAAACTCGCTTACTAAAGGAGCTATCAAATGGGAAACTTAACGAAGTACAATGCTGCCAAAATAAATCAGCTGTTGGATCGTATAAATAAGAACAGTATTGGTATGGACGAATACTTTGGTCGGTTGTTTGACCTTCATGAAACAACATCGAATTATCCTCCATACAACTTGGTGACAGTCAGCAACGTAGAATCTAGACTGGAACTAGCACTAGCAGGATTTAAAAAGAAAGAAGTCAATGTCTACACACAAGACGGAAAACTCTTTGTCGAAGGANNGAAGGACAACGAGAAGATGGAGAAACTGGAACAGAATACGTCCATAGAGGAGTGGCTGCTCGATCTTTCACAAGAGCATGGACCCTCAGTGACGAGACGGAAGTTAGATCAGTTAGCTTTGAGGATGGGTTGCTGAGTATTACTCTTGGGCGGGTTGTACCAGATCATCACCTCCGCAAGGATTGGTTCTAAATAACAGCGGCTACCTTTTAAATATCGTCGCCGCAGAGGGGCAACTGGCAAAATCCAGTTGACGCCCCTCTTTTTTCTTGATATAATAGTCACATAACTAATAGCATTATGACAATTAAACTTGTACTCTTGAAATCTGGTGAAGACATCATTGCTGATGTAGGGGAGATGGCTGTTGGAGAAGATGAAAATGCAAGACTAGTCGGTTATTATCTTAATAAACCATGTGTTGTTAAGATGATAAAACCAACCCTTTTAACTGAAGAAGAGGGAAATCGAAATAAAAAATCTGGTTTTGAGGTTTCTCTATTCCCCTGGATTCCTTTAACCCAAGAAAAAACAATTCCCGTTCCTACTGATTGGGTAATCACAATTGTAGAACCAACGGAACAACTCAAACAAATGTATATCGAAGACGTTGTAAATTATGAAAGTAATCAAAGTAATACTCTTAACGAATAATACAGTTCTAATTAGTGAAATTGAAGAAGTTGGCGCAGATGTCGGAGAACCCGATTGCAAGTTAATTAATCCATATACCATTACAACTTCTGATCAAAAAATCACAATTCAAGAAAATGTTGCTACATTATCACCTTGGATGAAAAGATTCTCAAAAGAAACCACATTTATGATTAGTTCTGATAAGATTCTAACTCTTACAGAACCAATAGGCACACTTCTCGAAAAATACCAAGAAAG